TGGTGGCCGACCCGGCGATATTTGCCAGCAACGGCGGGGAAAGCCAAGCAGAGACGATGCAGAAGGCGGGGGTACAGTTTTGGCCGGCGGACAATAAGCGGGTGGCGGGCTGGCAGCAGGTGCATTTGCGTTTGCAGGGCACGGCGGGCAGCGAAGGAGAACCCTTGCTGTATGTGTTTGATACCTGCCGCGACTTAATCCGCACCCTGCCGGCTTTACAGCACGACAAACACAATCCGGAGGATGTGGATAGCGATATGGAAGACCATGCGCCGGATACTTTGCGCTATTTGTGCATGACCCGTGTCATTTCGCCGCCGCAAAAACAACAGCGGCACGAGCGGCCGGAATGGCTGAAGATATAAAGTAACCGATTAAAACGGGCTGATAATACTGATATTTAGCGGAGGGCGTATGAATTTGACGGATGGCAATGGCGGCGGCAATGCGCTGCTGAAAAAGTGGGATAACCGCGTAGGGAGGGCGCTGAAGAATGCGGAGAAGCAGCATAAGCTGTTTACGACCTGCCGCGAGGCGGTGGATTTGGCCAAGAAAAACACGGAGCGCAAGGTTAATCCTTATCTGATTTTCAGCACGATGTCGGCGCTAATCCCGGCGCTGTATGCGAAAAATCCGGAAATTGAAATCCGCCCGGGCAAGGCGGCGGTGTCGGTGGCGGGGGAAGTATCGCCGTGGCTGGGCTTCGCGCAGACGGCGGAGGACTTATTGCAGCATGAATTGGTGCTGAATACGGATTTGAAGCGGCGCATGAAGTCTTGCCTGCTCTCGACTTTAACTACGGGGGTGGGCTGGCTGAAGCTGACCTTGCAGGATGATTACCGCGCCGACCCGTTGCAGCACAACCGCCTGCCGGATGCGCAGGATAATGTGGCGCAGTTGGATGCGCTGAAGCTGGCCTTGGATGCCGCCGGCACGGACAATGAGACGGTGCAGCAGGAACTGGCGATGCAGACTGAGCATGTGGAAGCGGCCTTGCGCGGGGAGGCGGAGCTGTATGTGCAGAAGGGTTTGGTGCTGGACAGGATTGCCAGCGAGGATATGTTCGTGCTGGATGACGGGGTACGCGAGCTGGGCGATTACCTGAACGCGCAGGCTTTGGGGCAGCGGGTGTGGATGACGGCGGAGGAGTACAAGCGTTTATTCGCCAAGCAGGAACTGCCGCAAGGGGCGCGCATCTACGGTAAGGATAAGGGCGATTACACCGGCAACCGGCAGAACAACAACGGCATGGTGGACGAAGCGGAGCAGCTCTTGGAAGTGTGGGAGGTGTGGGATAAATCGACCCAGCACGTTTACACCTTTGCCCGTGGGGCGGGGGAATGGGCACGCGAACCGTATCGCCCGCAGCCGACCGGCGAGCGTTGGTATCCGTTTTTCCTGCTGATGTTCAATCCGGTTGACGGGCGGTTTTGGCCGCTGTCGGACGTGCAGACGCTGATTGACTACCAGGACGAATACAGCCACCTGCGCAGCCAGGTACGCAACAGCCGGCAATATAACAAGCCGGTATGGGTGGTGCCGAAAGCGGGCGATTTGTCTGCCGGTGATTCGCAGCGCTTGGTGGACAGGGTGCGTGATGATGAAACCGGCTCGTGGGTGGCGGCCAATATCAACCCCAGCCAGCCGATTGCCTATAGTATCCAGCAATTCCCACTGCCGGAAATCAATCAGGGCTTGTTTGACCCGAGCATGGTGTTCCGCGATGTGGAGATGACCACCCGCTCCGGCGATGCGGCACGCGGCTACATCAACCGCGCCAAGACGGCGACTGAAGCGGAAATCATGAGCATGGGCATGCAAAGCGGGATTTCCGAACGACAGGACACCATGGAAGATTTAATGCGCGAGATGGCGCGCTATGCCTTGGAAATCTTGGTGCAGAGTTATTCGCCGGATGAAGTGGCGCAGATTCTGGGGGCGCAAGGCAACTGGCAGAACCTCACGCCTGACGTGGCCTTTCGCTATTTGGCGGTGGAGATTAAGGCGGGCAGCATGAGCAAGCCCAACAAGTTCCAAGAGCGCGACCAATGGCTGCAACTGATGCCGGTATTCCGCGACACCATCGGCCAAATGGCGCAACTGCAGATGCAGGGGCAGAGCGGGATGGCAGGAGCGTTGCGCAAGATGCTGGAAGAAACGCTGAACCGCTTTGACGAACGTATCGACTTGGACGAATTTATCCCGGATATGACCCAGGACATGATGCGGCAACAGATGATGCAGACATTGGGGCAGATGATGCCGCAGAACATTGGCATCGACCCGCAGCAATTACCGAATGACGAGACACAACCCAACGGAGCAATGCAATGAGCGAAGAAGTGAAAATAGCAGCCGAGCAGGAAGCACAAACCGAACAACAACAGCAACCAGAAACCCAACCCGAGCCGCAGAGCTTGGAAGAGGCGATGTTTGGCGCGGAACCTGAAGCCGCCGAAGCGGCGCCGGAACAGGAACAGCCGGAAGCTGCACCCGCTGAAAATGCTGAAGCGGCAGACAAGCCGGCAGAAGATAAGCCGGCAGCGGAACAGCCGACCGAACCGGCGCAAGATGCGGATTTGCACGAACCGGAAGGCTTGGGCGAGAAAGCCAGCGCCCGCTTCCGCGAGCTGGCCAACCAAGTGAAGGAATACCGCGCCAAGGATGCCTACTATCAGCAGATGGACGAGACGGTGCAGGAGTTCCAGCGTTTGGCGCAGGAAAGCTGCAACAACGGCGAGGAAGTGGCGCAGCTGTTCGACTATGCCAAGGCAGTCAAGACGGGGGATTTCGACACAGTGGAAGCCTACCTGCGCCGCCAAATCCAGCAGTTTGAAGCTTTGAGCGGGCGCAGCTTGCAGGCGGATTTGTTGAGTGCTTACCCTGATTTGCAGCAGCAGATTGGCGAAATGGGGCTGGATGCGGAGATGGCGCGCCAAGTGGCGGCGGCTCGTTGGCAGCAGCAACAGCAGCAGGAGATGCTGAAACAGCAGCAGGCACGGCAACAGCAGGAGTTATTGCAACAACAGCAATGGCAGGAAACGCGCAATCAGGCGGCGCAGGGCATTAATGACTTCTCCGCTCAGATGGCGAAAACGGATTTGATGTGGCCGCAGATTGAGCCGAAGCTGGTGGAATACGCGCAAACGCAATTAGGCAACCTGCCGCCGGAACAATGGCTACCGGCTATTCAGGCGTTCTATAACGGCATCAAGCAGACGATGGCGCCGGTACGCCAAGCTGTGCAACCGTTGCGCGCTTCGGCAGCAGCAGCGGCACGAGCCGAACCGCAAACGCTGGAGGATGCGATGTTCGGCGGTTTGTAAGGGTTTACCTTATGACGGAACTTGGCAGCTTCGGCTGCCTTTTTTATTGGGCTTGGGGTATGATGGGAGAATGTTGGATTGTGTAAAGGAGATGAGATGTGAACGGGTTGGATGAACATGATTTTAAGCATGAACCGATAGACGGTGAAGCTAAAATTATTCTGGAAGAAGAAACGCATGGGACTGAATTACCAAAAATAGAGCAGCCGAAAACTAGTTTATGGAGCGGCTTGTGGGAATGGGGAGTTTTCTTTATTTTTGGTACTTTCTTTCTGATATGGGTGATTGGTTTTACATGGAATGATATTGTTCAGAAAGAGTACCAAGTTAGAACCCAAGCAGCATATAACCAACCAGCCAGCCCATCAATAACCGCTTCTAATCCGCAAAATGCCAGCATCGAGCCTGAACTAACACCTTCTAATCGATTTATGAATGAGCTTAGAGCTCAGGATGCCCAAAAGATTGTTGCATATTTGCAAAATCATAAATACTTAGAGGCGACTTGGACAGCTGCTAGCGGGGAAACTCGTGGGGCTATAGCGGGAACCCGTGAAGAAATCAGTGATGGATTCGCGGTTCTCACCAAAATAGAAACATCGACAGAAGATGGAAGATCTGGGGATTCATATGATGTGTGGATGGTGGATGAGAATTCAGATGGTGTGTTAGACGCTATTATGTACATCAACTCTAGAAACCCGGAAGAGAAGCATGCCTATCATCATCCAACGGATGAGGCATCTATGCTGTATTGGAACCTATCATTGAGAGAGCTGGCTAAAGCCGCTCGTTAGGCTGAAACCACTTGCATCAGCAGGGGGGTTTTGTTTATGATGCAGTCTCCTATCTCAAAAGCTGTTCCGACCAGTTGTCGGTATTTTTGTATCTGTACCAAATCCCCAACAATCTGCTGATTGCTCTCTCCTTCAACAGATTTTCAAGTTTACGGGGGTGCGGGTATCGGCAACGACCCGGCGCATCTTTTGAGCGTAGGACACCCCCACCTATTCAGGTGGCCTTTAATCCCTAAATCAAAAGGAGTTCAGAAATGAACGCTCAAATCTCTGTGGCCAATGTGGCTATCCGTCAATTCGACAACCTTTATTCTCTCAATGACTTACATCGAGCAGCAGGCGGTTTAGAAAAAAATAAACCAGCAAACTGGCTGCGTAACCAGCAAACTGCTGATTTAATTGCTGAATTGGGAAAAGCTCAAATTCGAGCTATTCAGAAAAAACAAAAACTTGGCACATTCGTTTGCAAAGAGCTGGTGGTGCACTACGGCATGTGGATTTCCCCGGCCTTCTCGTTGAAAGTTATCCGCGCGTTTCTCGATACGCAGGAAGAGGTTTCAGGTAGCCCCAAGCTGGAAACCCAAACCACGATAGACGAGCGGCGCGGCCTGGTGGATGCGGTGAAGGCTTTCGCTATCCGCCGCAATTTGGATTTCCCTACCGCCTACCGCATGGTGCATCAGCGCTTCGGCGTGGCGCATATCGACCAAATCGCCGCCCCGCTGCTGCCTGCTGCGGTGGCTTATGTGCATTCGCTCACATTACAAAGCGGGCTGAACGGCGAAGTGTTGGACAGGCTGCCTGAAAATATGCAGCCCAAACCCCTGCGCAACTTGCAGGGCGCTGTAATTAACAGCCTGTACTGCGCCGAATTCCTCTACCAACACAGGGCGGCGATACGCGGGCTTAACCGCCGCCTAGCAGCCACCTTGAACGACCACGCCGCCGACAGCATCATGTTCCTGCGCAATGTGGCCGAACAGGCAGGCATCAGCGTGCCAGACAGCGAGTATTTCCAATACTTCCCCTGGGATGGCGATAGTGCGGAGAAAGCCCGTTATCACAAACTGAACGCCTGACGTTTTAACAACACCGCTGCCGCATTTTAAAAAAAGATGTAGAAAACGTTTGCATTTCAGTTATCAGCGGCGTATTATCCAATCGTTACCCATGCGGGGGTTTTGCCGTGGGTAAAAGAAACAGAATTCCAGCCCGAGTGCTTTAGTTGCATTCGGGCTGCTTTTGTTTTGCCTGGCTGAAGTAACCGATTAAAACTTGGGGATAATTAGGCTATCCGACTATAGGCGTAAGCACGGTTCGCCGCGTGTGATGGCGTAGCAGGTTCGCATCTGCAAGGGCAGTCGGCTTTTTGATTGTTTTATGGAGATTGGCGATGTCTATTACTGCTGCTGAACTGGCTCAAGTGGGTAAGGCCGGTTTGGATTTTTACTTGAAAAATAACCCGATTGATATGGTGGATATGCAGCGCCCGCTGCTGAAACATTTATCCGCCAAGAAAAAACCGTTTGCCGGGGCGAAAGAGCATATCGTGGAACAAATCCGCAAGAACTACGGCAGCGCGGGGCAATGGTTTGATTCCGGCGATACGCTGCAATACACCAAGCGCGATACGCTGGAGCAGAGCCGCTTCCCGTGGTATGAGTTCCACGACGGCATGGCGGTAAACGAAGCGGAGCTGGTGGCCAACGGTATTAAGATGGACGATTCCGGCAACGGCGGCAATATTTCCGGCGCGGAGAAAATCCAGCTGACCAACCTGCTGCAAGAGAAAATGGAAGCCTTGAAGCTGGGCGCACAGGAGCGTTTCAGCCGCGACCTGCATTTGTCCGGCACCGGCTCGACCAAGCAGATTGTGGGCTTGGATGGCCTGTTGCCTTTGGATAACGCCACCGGTAAGGCGGGCGGCATTGACCGTGCAACCGCTACTTGGTGGAGGCATTATGTGGACAAGGCGCTGATGCCGGCCACTATTCAGGAACAGATGGAAAAAGCCTGGCGTGCTTGTATCCGCCGTGCGCAAGGTATGCCCAATGTGATTTTGGCTGGTGCCGATTTCATTGATGCCTACCGCAAAGCAGCACAAACCAGCGGCACGATTGGCGCGGCTTCCCGTCAGGTTACCGATGCCGGCAAAGGTGGCGTGAGCGCGGATATGTCCACTTCCGGCCTGTATTGGAAGGGTATTCCGATTGAATACTGCCCGGAATGGGATGACAACTTTGCTGGTGCGGATACTACGACGACCGCGTGGAGCAAACGCTGCTACTTCCTGAATATGAACCATCTCGCCCTGCGTCCGATTAGCGGTAGCGATTTCGTTACCCGCCATCCGCCGCGCAGTAAAGACAACTACAACCATTACTGGGCGTTGTTGTGGCGTGGCGCGTTGACCATGAACATGCCGTCTGCGCATGCGGTGTTGGCGCTGAAATAGCGGCTAGAGGCTGCCTGAAGGCTATGCATTAGGTTTCAGGTGGCCTATTTCTCACTTGGCGAAAAGGATTGTAGATATGTTGTTGAAAATGTTTGACGTATTGGTGGTGCGCGGTATGGAGACGGAAATTCCGGTTTGTGTGCCGCGCCACGAAGCGGAACTGATGGCGATGATTCACGGCGCGGACGGTATGCGCCTGCGTTCGGAAGAGCCTGCCGGTGTGCTGGAATTTGGCGATGTGCGAGATGAACGCGAACGCCTGCGCCTGAAATACGGCTTGAAGGCGGAAGATGCTTATTGGGTGGATGCGCTGTATCCGTCTGATTTGAGCTTGTCGGAAATGATGCAGCGCGGTGTAGCAGAGACTGAAGCCGAACCGAAGCCCGGCAAGCGTGGCGGCAGAAAACCGGCGCAGGCAGAAACTGAACCCGAACAGCCACAGCAACCTGTAGAAGTTGGCGGCGATGAGGCAGCAGTTTAGAACGTTGGCGCAGTTGCGTGAAAGCCTGGCGGTATCGCTGGGCTTTGGCGCGCAGGCCGGCGTGATTGATTTGCAGATTCCGATTTTGAACCAGTTTCTGCAACAGGCGCAGGCGCAGCTATGGCGTGAGGTGGATTGGCGCTATCTGCTGAAAAAGCACACCGAAGATTTAGGCATCGGGCAGCGGGTGCTGGATTTGCCGGATGATGCGCCGATGGGCGTATTGTATGGGGTGTATGCCCAAGATGGGGCGGAATGGTATCGGCTGTCGGCCGGTGTGCCGCGGGTGGGCGAAATCCCGGAGCGCGGCTTGCCGCTCTACTACGAACAGACGGCACGGGAGGAAGGCACGATTCAGCTGGAGTTTGAGCCGGTGCCGGAAACTGCGCCGGTGCCGATTCGGATTGAATACTATGCCGCGCCGAAACGCTTTGAGCGGGATAATGACCGGTGCAGCGTGCCGGACGATTTGCTGCTGACCTTGGCCTTGGTGATGGCGAAGGGGCATTACCGGCAATCGGACGTGCAGCTTTATACCGACCGCTATGCAGTTATGTTGCGCCAAGCCAAGGCGGATAATTTCGGCGTGGACGGCGAAGAGCGCAAGGTGGTGTATGACCCGTATGCCGTGCCGGTAAAACCGCATCAGCTTGCGCCTTAACGTTTCTTAAATACCGCCTTTTTAGTGGTTACACTTGATTTGCCCGATTGTTTGTTACAGTCGGGCTGATTTTTTAGGTAGCAAAATTTCGCTTCCGGACACCTGAAAGGCTTCAAGCGGTTTCTGCGGAATTTTCTGGTTGAATAGCACCGAGATATAAATAACGTAACCGATTAAAAAACTGTTGTAATACGAGCCAAAGCAAAAGCCAGCAAGGGGCGGAATCCTTGCCGGCTTTCTGGTTCGACCATTTTTAGGGAAAGGTGGAACGTGGATGAATTTTAACCCGTTGGGCTTACTAAGTAAACTGGATATTAATATGAATATTCAAGGGAAGATTAGCCAACAAGCGGCAGACAGGGCGGCTTTGCGATTGGCTTGGGCGGCAAGCATTGCGCTTATGGTACTGGCCTTGTCCATCGGCTTCGCGCTAGTGGCGTGGGTATTAGGCTGGAGGGGATAGGATGCCGGCGATTACTTTTGACCGCTTCGATGGTGGTTTGGATGTGCGGCAGCTGGCCAGTTCGGCAGATGCGAACCGGCTCAGGATGCTGAAAAATGCCTATGTAACCACGGGGCGCACTATTCGCAAACGTCCAGGCTTGAAACGGCTGGGTAGTTTGAACTCGGGCAGCTTCGGTTTGTTCGGCGGGGTGGATGCGTTGTGGACGTTTTCCGCGTTCGGCGGCGACCATGCGCAATTCCCGCAGATTAAAAACAGCC